TACGAGTAACCTCTGTATATTCTTTTTTCAAAGTCCATACTTTTGATTTTTCGTTTATAAATAAATCAGCATCATAACTCTCATAACAAACCCTTGAAATATCTTTTGTTTTAGTGTCTAAGTGCGTGTCAAAAGTTTCACAAAGTGCCTCGTAATATTTTTTATGGTCGTTTATTTCTGATGGTATTTTTACGATTGCTTTTACCCCGTTTCCAGATGGGGATATAAAAGCAGAATATATGTACTCATTATCTTGTAATGAATCTCTAAGACAAACAGCATCATCAACATCATCAAAATCTAAACAAGCGAACCCTGAATGTTTTACACAATTTTTTGCACTACGTCTTGAAAACTCACCTGAGAAACAAACTGATTTTAATTTAGCTTTTGCATCATTCCTTTTGTCTTTATCTTCAATTTTCCTAACATTCTCTATTTTTGATTTGTTAGAGCCATCTTTAAAAGATAGTAGTACTTCATTAATTTCTTTGTAGAAAGGATTTTCAACATCCTTAACATGAGCAAATATAGTTACCATATTTTATACAAGAAAACCATTGAGTTTCGCCTCTCTCTAAAGCTACTCCCCAATGGTTTTATATTTTTTACTACTAATTAATATTAGAGAGAGAGATTATTAAATACAAATATAATAAATAAATCAATACAAAAAACATTTATTTTAAAATAAATGTTCTAATACCATTACCCGTGCTGTCTATTTTTTTAATTCCCATTCTTTTAAATGTTTTTGATATTTCACGACCAAACCAACTTGTATTTTTTATATCTGTTTGAGGATAAAGATTTATAAAATCTTTAAAAATAAAAGAAGTTCTATAAGATTTATTTAATTCTAAAGTTTTGCAATATTCAAATATCTCATTAAATTCTAAACTATTAACCTTTGGATTCATTTTCTCTATTTTTATTTTATTATCATAAAAATCATTTATATAAATAAAGTTATATAATTCTTTAACGCTAAAAATATCTAAATCATCAAACTCAAACCATTCGCCTTTTATTCTTTTGTCTGAAAAAGTTTTATGTAATTCATTTTCTAAAAAAATATAGTTGTCTGATTTTATATATCCTAATACAAATATTTTTTCATGAAAAGCGGTTTGATATGATAATATTCTTTTATCAATATCAATAGCACTACCTATTTTTACTTTATTACCTGATACTCCATTTTTAATAAAATAAACAAACCCATCTTTATGTTTGTTTTCATTCACAAATGATAATATTTTATCAGTAAATTTTCTATAAAACACGTCAGAAAACATATAATTTGTTTCTCTTTTAATTAACTTTTCTAAACTATCCATTTTTATATATTTTTAAATTATACACAAATATACACTATTATACATTAACAAACAAATAAAATGAAGTATATTTTTAAAAATGAGTAACTAAGTAACATTCATTTAAAAAAATGGAGAGCCCTTATTTCGTTTAGCTTTAATTAATAAAAAACAGCAAAACAGCATTTTTTTACTTTTTACACAAAAAAATATTTTTTTACTACTTTTTAAAAATATATATAAAGATATAGGCGTTTTAGTGTGTTTTGCTGTTTTAAATAAAAAACGGTAATTTATATTTACAAACTTTAGTTTGTAACCATAAAAAAACCACCCTAAAAGAGTGGTTTTAAAACTAAGTAGGTTAAGTTTAAAATTTTAAGTCTTCTTCTTCTTCTATTTCTTCTTCCTCATCAATAGCTATTGGTTCGGCTTTAGATAGATAAGTACTCATGTACGCTTCAAGTGTATTGAAACACTCGTCTGCTAATTCGCTTTCAGCATCGGTAATTGATTGTAAAAATCTAAAATCAGGAGTTGTAAACTTAACTGCTCCTTTTTTACCATCTACGGCTTTGTCAACTACTACCCATTCATCTACTAAACGTTGTTTTCCTTTAGCGGTAAATTCGCCCCATTTCTGAACGGCTGAACCTTTTAACTGTAAGTTTGCTAACGTGCCATCTTCAAGCATGATGTAAATAGATTTTACATAGTGCCCACCCGCTGATTTTACTTTCTCTTTGATGTCTTTGTAAAGACCTTTAGCAATTTCATTTCCTTTGAATGGCTTAACGGTCATTGTTTCTTTAGAAATGAATTTCACCTCGTTAGAATAAATACCTGATTGCGTTGCATCGTTCCACCCTGAAATTGAGTGCATTTCATCAAGCACTAAGAATTTTAAAGGAAGGGGAATTAAAACGTTTTCTTTTGTTTCTTTGTCGTAATAAGAAAACTGTTTGTCATTTGATTTCCAACTTAGAAATTTTGTCGCTGGATTTGATTGTGGTGTAGAAAAAGCATTTCTACGATTTGAAGTTGTACTCATAATATATTATTTTTTGTGGCACTCGATTACGATGGGAGAGCCTTCCATCTGTTATTATGAACTGCTAATATACAAATTTATTTGTTACTGTGACGTTTTTCAAATAAATATTTTTGGGTTTCTTCTTTTGCTTTTCGTTCCTGACTTTTGTACGATAAGTATTTAGCATCGTCTTTATGTGTTTCGTACTCATTTACTTCCCTCACTTCTACAAAAGTAAATAGTTCCCGTGTTGTATTTGGTAATGAGTTAAAGTCGGATTCTCTCATCCGTAAAAACATTTCTTTAGTTGCACTCATATCTAATTAATTTAAAAAACCTTGACTTAAATCCAATAGGTCAGTATTGGCAAAGTCAAGGTAGATTATAATATTGTTTCAATCCCTGACCGAATTGTTTAGCAAATATAACGAATTAACTCTTATGTTGTACTTTTGAAAGTGTTAAAATTTTGAAGTAAAGCGAATTTATACGCTCGGAGTTCACGCCCCGTGAGTAGTAAAAGCTCATTACACGTTTAATTCTTGTGATAGGTCTTAACTTTGATTTCATTAGAATAGTTTTTGTTGTGAAACGTGGTTTTTTATTCTTTGTATTGCTTTGTCGTAGTACTCTTTGTCTAATTCGCAAGCGGTTAATTCGTACTTATAATCGTGGCACGCTATCGCAATACTACCTGAGCCTAAATGAGTGTCGAGTATTTTGAAGCCTTCTTCTGCATTATTCATTAACAACCATTCATATAATTGAATTGGCTTTTGTGTTGGATGTATTTTGTTTTGTTCTTTCAAAACAGACAAACTCCACATTTTTGCAGGTTTTTGAATACTACTCCAAGCCATTTCGCACATTGCTAAACTAAAATCGTGAGGTTGTTTTTTGTCCCAAATAAAAAAACCTCTACTCGGTGGTAAATCAAAATAATTTCCACCCCAAATAATCTGATTTTTTGAAACTCTGAATAATTCATTAAAATATTCTTTTGTTGGTATTGCACTATCCCAATCCTTTTTTTGATGTTGTTGTCTTACAGGATTACTGCTTATTCCAATCCCATAAGGCGGGTCAACAATAGCTAAGTCAAAATAGTTATCAGGATAACGCTTCATCAACTCCATATTATCGCAGTTGTACAATTCAATCTTATCTGTTACTTTCATACCTCACTATTTTGCATTAACTCCCAAAACGATTTTTTACCCGCATTTCTGCAACTAAGTAAACTATCTTTATCCACATCTTCGATAAATTCAAAGTTTTCGATTAAGATGTTCGCTAAACGTTTTGAGGGTTTCTTTAGTGCAATCCATACTTTAACGGGTGTTTTAGTTGGATTCTCATAACGCTTTATAGTTTCTAAGGCGTTGTGGTATTCTTTTAGTGTTGGTTTCATTTTTTATATCTGTTTAGTTTACTAGCGATAACCACAAAGTCACCTACTATATTAAAATTCCTTTGAGCTATTCCCATTTGTTTGCCTACTTTAGTTTTTAAATCCATTAATGAATCTACACCTTTTAAACGGTGTTTCTGCTCTAAAGTGTATTTCATGCCGTTAACCCTATAAAGATAATATTAAGCACGATGTAAAATACAATTCCCATGATGATAATTCCAAATTCTGATTCGGATAGTCTAAGTATTAGTTGTTCTATTTTGTTTCGCATAACTTTTGTATTAATTTAGTTTCATTTTCCATAATTGGCAAATCAAAATCTGATAGGTTAATAGCTCGTTTTGTGTCAATCTTAGGCAAATCTTCAACTATTGATATAAACCGCTTTAAATCGATTTCCTTTGCTATTTGGTGGGATGTTTTCATGTTACTTAGTTTTTAAAAATTTATTTAATTTTGTTGATAGTCCGTTGTCGGTTGTGTTGAAATAGTCCGCTATTTCTTGCAATAAAGCCTTTTGAGAGTTGTATTTGTGTTTAAGGTTCAAATACAAGTTTGCTAAATCTTCGTTGTCTTTTAGCGTTTGTGCGTCACTCTCTGAAATGTTGTAGCTTTCAATGATAATTTCAACTTCGGTTAATTCCGTTTCGTTGTCTGCAAGTGGGTTGATGTTGTTTAGGTTTGGCATGATTTTTAGTTTTTTAATTCGTTAATATCAACTTCAATAGTTCTTTTGTTTAATCTAATTTTTAACTTACCGCCAAAGTTTAAAGTTTCCCAAAAAATAAATTGACATTTAATTCCTTTCCAAAAAATAGGTGCTGATTGATTTAATTGTGTTTTCATAATATTTGTTATTTGATTACCATACAAACGTACAAATAACTAATTATGTTTGCAAATCTTTTCGATGAAATGCATAAATAATCGATTAAGTGTTAGTTTTAAAACAATTTTTGTTGTGATACATGATTTTTAACTCGTTGTATTCCTTTGTCGTAGTACTCTTTGTCAAGTTCGCACCCTACTAATTCAAACCCGTAATCGTGACAAGCTATTGCGATTGACATTGAACCTAAATGGGTATCTAAAATCAAATCGTTTGGCTTTGCGTATTTGTGAAGTAACCAATCGTATAACTTAACAGGCTTTTGAGTTGGGTGAAAAACTTTGTCAGTTCCTTTTGCCATAAATCCTTTATCCAATCCGTGACACCTTGAAAATGTTTTAATACTTACGTCAAAAGAAGTCCACATTAATTCGTTATTTACACTCGTAACTCCTTCGCCTTGTTTATCCCAAACAATCCACCCTCTACTAACTGGCAGTTTTTCAGCAAAATAATTCCCACCACAAACGATTTGATTTTTTGATACCCTTAATAACTCATTCCAATATTCATTTTCAGGTCTAAATTTATCCCACCTTTTTTCGTTGTATAATTGTGCAAATTTATTGCCTTTGTTTAAGCTACTTGTTGTGCTTATTTTGCTATCTATCCCATAAGGCGGGTCAACTATTGCTAAATCAAAATAATTATCAGGATAACGAGCCATTAATTCCATATTATCGCAGTTGTACAATTCAATCTTATCTGTTACTTTCATTTCACTAACTGTTTATAACCTATCACACCTCCAACAACACCAACACCAAAGTAAAACCATTTATTTACCTTTTTGCGTTTGACTTCTTTTTGTAGTGCGGTTTTCAAATCTGAAATAGTTTTTTCCGCCTGTAGCATTGCTAGATCCTGTTTAGCTATTATATCGTCACGCTTTTGTATTTCCGCAATCGATTCTTTTACAAGTTGTCGGAAGTGATTTGTGATTATTTCGTACTGCTCCAAAGAATTGGTTAAGATTTCATTCTCTTTCTGATTATAATCACAGTTGATTAACCCCGATATTAATTGTGTGGTAATTTGCCTATTTAGGTAAATGCCCGTTTCTTTTTGCCCATTCTGTGACGAACTTAGCCATGTCATCGTCAGAAAGATTGCTGATAGAATTAATTTTTTCATTTCTTAGTTTGTTGTTTTCGTCAATTAATTGTTTAATTTTCTTGTCTTGATATTCTAATTCTAAATCTTTCGATTGTAATTCATCGGTTAAATCTTCTACCGGTGTTAAATCCTCTTTAGATTGTTTAATTTTGCCTTTGATTTCTGATAGCTCTAATTCGTTTTCTTTTAGCTTTTCATAATCAGTATGGGTAAAAGTAAAATAACCGATTACAAAGCCTATAAGTAATGCAATCGAGTGCGTTATGATTGTCTGTTTGTAGGAGTAAAGGAACTCTTTTATTTCTTGCATGATGTTTATTTTTTAAAGTCTATATTTACCAATACATATTGAATGAACATCTTTTATTAAATTATCAATAAACCCTTTTTTATCCTCATAATCTAAGTTTTCCCATCCAAAATCTTTTTTTAAAATTGATTTAATTTTATCTATAATTAACTCATCAATTTGCTTTTGGCAATCTTCAATAGTTTCTTTCATTCCCAAATACTTTCCACCATCATCTGAAAAATAAGAAAATCTTAAATGTTTAGGTGCATAACCCGTTTTATCTTCTTCTATTAAATATCCTTTATATTCCATAATTTATTTATTTAAGTTTAACAAAATGTATCGATTAATAATTTGGCGTATTTATTTACGTCTTTGAATTTAAGTGCCTCTTTATTATCCCCGAAAAAAGGTTCTAAAATTAAACACGGTGCGTCCATTAACTTAAAAAACCAATATCCTCTATCGGCTTTCGTTGCTATCGGTTTAGCACCACGATTAACCGTTTGATAAGCCGTACTAACATTTTTACTAAATAGTTCCGCATATCGCTTCCCTACGCTTGACGTGTGGAAATACAATCCCTCGCAACCCTCTGCTTTGCCGTTAAACGAGTTGTAATGCAATTCAATGACTAAAGTGTAGCCTTTGCCGTTAATCTGTTTGGATAATTCAACCATTTTATCGTAATAATTTCCCTTTGTTGACCGGTAATAAACATCAAAAGGAAGTAATTTAACCACTTCGCTATTATATTTAAACTCTGACTGTTTTAGTAGGTTTGAAAACGCACCTTGTTCTATTGAATCATGCCCTACTACTATTGCTATTTTGTTCATTTTATAAGTTGTTAAAGGTTAATTCTTTTTTTTGGTTTGCATGAAAATAATAACAGTTTTGCAAATCATGTAAAAATTCAATTTTAGTGTCGTCATAATAAAACCCATCCTTTTGGATTTCTAATTCAAATATTTGAAGATGAAATTCCTCAAATCTAAAAAATTGCATATCATCCCACCCGTTGTAAATATAACCGCCACACTTCAAAAGTATTTCTTCCGTTAGCGGGATTGGTTTGAAATGAATTATTTTTGTATCGATAAATTCTTTTGTTTTTATCCAATACATTTCTTTTCTTTTAGGTAGATTTGATATACATTCTATTGTACAAACTTCTCCTAATAATAAAATATTATTCCCAATTCTCAACTCATTTGCTTGTATCATACCTCTTTAGTTTTATAAAATTCAAATCCTCCTATTTTTACAATATTCTTTGAGTGCAATTTATTGTAAATCGATGCGGGTTTAATACCTTTAAAAATTGCGTACTCTTTAGCATTTACTAAGCCTAACTTTTCAAATGTTTCGTTGGCTTGTGCGATTAGTTGTTTTTCCATTTTTTTATTATTGTTTTAAAGTTTAACCAATTATACTTGAAAGACATTTTAATTTTAATCTTTTCATTTCAGATAAAGTTTTAGATGATGCAATCATTGTTTTTGTTTTTCTTCCAGATATAGTATAAACTAATATGTTTAATATAAATACTTTACCAGTAATGCAAACACCTTTAGGAAGTAAATTGCTCCTTGTTTTATAAAAATTTATTTCATATTCAGAAGCTTTTTCTTCTGCTTCTTCTTTTGTTTTAAATGTACCAATATAAATATTTTCTTTGTTTTCTTCGTTAAAAAAAACAACTTGAAAAGAGTTATTATTTTTAGTTACTAATGCACTCATAATCTTATTTATTTAAAGTTTCAACAAATATAGTTTGTTTTATTTACATAAACAAAAAAACCACCCTATTTTTTTAGAGTGGTTCGGGTTGTGGTATTTGGTAATGTCGCAAATATGATACGTTAAGCGGGTTAAATAGGGTTAATGTAGCATATTTAATACAACCTATTCAGGGCAAAAAGGGTTAAACTATTTTATAGTCAATTATCCTCATATTTTTTAAATGGTAATTTCCATCTTTATCAGTTTGAACGTGTGCAAAGCCGTGATTATAATTATTGTAAGGTGCATAATCAGGTTGTAAACCGCATAAACAACCCGTGCTCCATGTAGTTGTTACCTCTCCTGATAATGATTTTTCCGTATGTTCCGAAGTTCTATGATGATGCCCTATTATACAACTCTGTTTAGCTTTCATGTATAAACCTCGTGCCGGATTAACCGGTGGTGCAAATCCGCCTTGCCATTCGTGTCCGTGCATTATTGGTAATTTACCCGCCATTGCTATTTGTTTGTCTTTTACTAAAGTTACTCCAAACTCTCTAAATCTTAAAATCGTTTCAAGTTCAAAGTCTGCAATACCTAAAAGTTCAGG